AGAGATACAGTTTTGGTCTTTTTTATAAACGATTTCATACATTTCAGGAGTAAGAGAGGTATTCTGAGCAAAAGCTTGTAATTCAGATCTTGGATTATTTGTAGCATATCCAGATTGGATAAATTCGCTTGTAGACGGTGTAGCCGTTACAAGTAATTTATCCAAAAGTTCTGCATATTGCTCATTATTATAGTCCATAAATAGGATAGCATCGATTTTATCCTGAAGTGTACCAGATTTTATTTTTGCAATTATATCAGATGTTGGATGTAGTTGTAATTTCCAGGAATTGATTAGTTCCATTTGTTCTGAATTTGGCTGTTTATTATTCTGACCAAACATTTGTTTAAAGTGGAAGATGGAGGGATCAGTTTCGATAGTAACAAGAGGAGTATTTGAGGGAGATCTAAGGGAGAAAATACGGATAGATTTTTGCTGAACAGCATCGATATAGGAAGATCCTCCGACGCAGTGATTCATTTTAGATCCTTCTAATTTGAGTTCATCTGGAGATTTGAGTTCTAGGATAAAGCATCCATTAGGAAAAGAATAAACGATATTATTATGATCTAAAAGAATATCGTTAGAAGCATTTTGGAAAGAAGCTTTCCAAAGTTGGGATAATTTAGATAATTCTGAGAATTTTAGTTGACCGAGGTCAACGAAGATAGACTTATCTTGATATGTAAACTTCTTATCTGTAGGTAGTTCAATAAAGAAGTGTTCGATCAATTTGAGATCATTAATAAGGTTTGCTTTATTGAACTGATTAGAAGATTTGAGAGATTCGACCAAATTTTCTGATTTATTTACTTTATTTATCCACCAATGTATAATATTTGGATTAGAGATATTGGAGGAGATATCTAAGATATCTGGGTCAAGAGATTGTATTTTTAGGGAGTTTTTTCTTTCAATTTCCTCATTGATTTGATTTCTCCATAGAGAAATCGAATCAATGGAGGCATTTGGTTGTTTTTTTATACGAGAGAAGAGTTGGGCTTTTATTTGTGGATTTGTTTCTGAGTTGAGAATATTTACAATAGCAGGATCTAGGTTTAGTTTAGTAATTTCTTCTTCTAGGGTTGCTAACTTTAAAAATAATGCAGACAGATCTACAATGGATTGTTTTTTTTCATCAAGCTCCTCCATTTTTAGACCAATTCCTTGAATCGCTTGCAATAATGCTGCTTCCGACATATCCTCAACATTATCAACGAAAGCTTCATCAAAAGCTTCCTTAAAAGCAGTTTGAAATTCATGAATTCTGTCAAATTTGTCATTTTTACGTAACTGACGCATAATAAACGAATAACTCAAATCTGGCCTGGCGCTGGAAGATTTATCTGATTCAGCAATAGCCAACAACAACTTATCGCAAAGCTGATGCTTCCCGGCCATACGTAAATTTTGAGCTAATTTATTCACAAATGCCATATGCTAAAAATCCTTTTTTCTGATAAAATTCCCTAGATACAACTTCATCTATTGCTCTAATTGCTTTTATTAAAGCTTCTTCAGAACCAGTAGCACAACACACAATCTTGTTTCCCTCAATTTTCGTATCAGCATCTATTGTGTTTTCTAAACAATCTGCCAACAAAACTGCATATTTATTTATCATCCCATCATCATCAGATTTAATATTTATTACTATATTGTGACTGGGAAGGAGAAGTTTAGCCATGCTTTGCTTAACAATATCCGTAAGACTTTCTCCATAAGAACTTAGATATTGCTGTAATTCACGCAATTCATCCTGAATATTCGCTGGAATGGCTGGTGGTAGATCTTGTGTAGTGACCGGTTCCGACTTTCCGCCACGATAATTTCCATAAAGAGAAGCTATTCCTTTGGCATACCGATCCTCATCAACTGTAAAATAACCTCTTTGCTTTAATGCATGGGTAAATCCAATAGGGTCTCCTTGCGCAGCAAAATTTAGAGCCGTTCCATAACTCTTCTTTAATGTACCAAGGAAATTAATAACCCCAGCATCCAAGCTATCATAAGCTCTGAAAAAGCACATAGGGTGCTCTCCAGAAAATAAATGTGATGTAACATTGCCATTGGCATCTTTTAGATTTTCTCCACACTTAAATCCTGTAAATTTGTTATTTTGGCTCCATCCGGCGCTGGCTTTTATATTTCCAAAATTATAGTTATACATTTTCTGAAAATGACCTGTTTCTAAAGCTGCCTGGGCCCATAACATACCTAAAGAAGCTTCATTTGGCTGAGTTCCTTCTCCAAATACCTTTGGCCATACACGTTTGCATGCTTCTATAAATTCTGGTCTGGTTACGGGTGTCTTTTGTGCAGGTATTTTGTTTCCCATATTAAACAAATCCCGTTGGGCTCTAATCTTACCAGTATCAAATGCCCAAGCAGAACCAGTTCCAGAATATTGTTGAAATTTCGGGTTAACTAAAGCGGTTTTCTGCAAACCACAATCAAAACACTCATCAATATTGGCTGTAGTAATCTTTTTGGCCTCCATTGCCATAATCCTAGTTACCGACATCAATGGCCGCGGATCCTTCTGTCTTTTTGACATATCTGTCAACATTACTATCATTTTTACAGCTACAGGGTAATTTGTCAAATTAAATGAATTTGTTTGATAAACGACATGCAATTCCCCAATACGATCCTGGTTTTTACCCTGACCAACCACCACCTCGCTTCCCATCATTTGAGCATTATTCATTAATGCTTGCTCTATATCTCGCAAAAAAGATGGATCTTTCAATATTTCATCAATTTCAGCCTGTTCCAACCCAGCCTTTCTAAAAGCATTACGAATTGGATTTCCTATTCGGTCATTCTGCAACGTTGTTTCTCTAAATAACACATGATTAATGTCCCGATCTTGTTCCATTGCCTTGGCCTCTGGTGGAGCTTCAGCCATAGATGCATCTTTATCCAATACGGACAAATATGAAGCTAAAGATCTAACTGATTCTTTTAGTTCACTTAAGGCATAATTATACTTATCGATATCACCATTGGCAATAGATTGATTAACATCAGTCATATATCTCTGAAGTCTATCTAAATCCACTTTAATGCCAGCAGAATCGGTTTGTAGCTTAGCAATTCTGGATTTATAGGCAGGATCCATTAAACTATTATACCAGGCTCTTAATCGATTTACCACAGACGCCACTTTAACTACCTTATCTGGTGGAATACTATCTAAATCTATTGATGCTTGTTTGATGATATTATACATCTAATATTTCCTTAGCTCTAGCAAGAAGGGTTTGACTTAGTTCTGGATCTTTCTCCTCCATCTTGTCCGAATATAGAAGCATTAGATTTGCCATTGTAAATATATCATTTTGTGCATGTTTTAGAGCATTAAAGAATTTTTTATGTGATACCTTTAGCAGAGAGTTATCAACACTAGCTTCAATCGGACTAATTTCATTTGGTTCTTCCTCAATTTCTGGTTTATTTGGACCAATTGAAGTAAATGTTACAAAATCAGGATCAAGAACATAAGCAACATAGGTTGTTCCACTTTCCTGCATTTCCTTTCCACGCTTTGTAAGATAAGTTTTACTACCCCAAAATTCTACGGGTTTACCCAAAGCTTTACTTAAAGCGTTTTCTGCAGCAATTATTTGGTCTTCCCCAACAAGTCTCAATGAATCTTTTGCTAATTCTCCATAAAGAAAACCAATAATATCAGCATCTTCGATATTTTTTATAACAGGGCTTATAAATGCCGGCTCTTTAGTTTTAAGATATTCTACAGTTTCTTTATTTACTGTTGCTGTAACGTTATTAGAAATAGCCGAAATAACATTCTGATCAGACGGAGCAACTTCGGGAATATTAACAGATTTAGTAGTTGGTTGTACAGATTCATCTGTTAATGGTACAATTGCTGACTTGCCATCAATTCTTGTCCATTTTATTTTTTTAGCATCAGATAATCGTGATACAATTGTACTAATATCGTCTACACTAAGATTTGTTTTTTTAGATATAAATGGAAAATTAACAAATGGATCTTTTCTAATTTCTTCTAATACCGCATCATAATAATCCGCTAAATTTACTGCCGACTCCTTTTTCTTTGATTTTTTTGGAGCTTTTACCGGAACTGGTGTCTGTATGTTTTCCTTCACGACTGATTTCTGTGGAACTTCTACCACTGGTTCCGTAGTATTAACTACAGATTCCGGTTCTTTAACCACTGTTGGTTTAAATCCACGATTCTTAGCTCCTTCTTGAACAGCTTTACGTTCATCTTTGGGAATAATAGCTAATGGAAAATCAGCCAATTCTACTGTATCTAGTATTTTGAAATCCCAAAATTTCTCACCTTTTTCAATTTTTTCTTTTGATTTTTCAACCTCTTTTGGATCTTGAAGCCAAATGTCTAATTGATCCGCATCTTCTTTGCTAAGATTATGATCTCTTATATAAATATCTTTAATTCTTTGTTTCAGCTTCTGATCTTTATTATAGAAAGAATCCATATCAGAAATTACTAACAATACAGGAGGATTTTCTGCCTTGCCAACAACCTGGGGTTCTTTCTCAACAATTTCTGGAACAATCTGTGGTTTTTCCTCAACAGTTTCTGGCACAGGAGGTTCTTCCACCACAGGGGCTTCTACAACAGGCTCTGACACGGGAGCTGCTATGGGTTGGGGCTCTGCTGCAACTGGCTGTGCTACAGATTCTGGAGCTGTTCTCGGCCTACCACGCTTCCTTTTTTCTGCAGGAGCAGGAGCAGGAGCAGGAGCAGGAGCAGGAGCAGGAGCAACTGCTGGAATAGCATCTGGAGCTGGAGCTGGAGCAGGAGCTTCAACTGGTTTTTCTTCTACTACAGGCTGAACCGCATCTAACATTTGTGAAATATATAGATTTTGTTTACCAGGATCTCCCACAAGTCGCAACCTGTCTTCATCCTTCAGTTTACGTAAAGCCGCATTTACTTCATCAATAGACATATTAGTATTCTTACTAATCTCAGACCTTTTTAATAAAATATCTGATACTAGCCCATTATCTAGAATTGTACAAATACTTAATATGGATTTATATACAGCATCAGCTAATTCTTCATCTCGTGCCGTAATATCAAGTGTCTTTTTTGATATTTGGGGAGTCTCTACAGGTGTTTTTTCCGCCTCTGGCGCAACTCTGGCATGTTCATACTTTAGCTGTAAATGTGCCAGTACATCTGCGGCTAATTCTCTCGGAATAGTCACAACATCAGTCCAGATGGCCCCATCAATCTTGTCTATAAACCAAGCTTTATCTTTAGAATCCTGCGCATTTTTAATTGGCCCTGTTACACCGGATAATGATTGTCGTAAAATTGCAAATAAATCATTAATTTGTGATTCTTTTAATATATGACTATTTAGAATCGATATTACATTTTTCAGATCAATCTTTCCGCCTCGTGGTTTGGGCTTTGGCCCCTGTGGATATTTGCGAACATCATAAGTTTTTGGAGGAGATCCCGGCACAACTCCACGTATTGCCTGTGGATTAACCATTTCCTTCTGCAAACTTTGTTCAATCCTCTGATCTTCAGGAGTCTTTACCTTATTCATTACTCCAACATCTTTATCTAAAGTTTCTTTAGCTACAGATGTTCCAAGCCTCTTGGAAGCCTTATCAATAATTGGCTTTAGCACATTGTATGTAGCCCCAATTTGAGCCACAAATCTAGGCTGGATCTTAGTCAGCCTCTCATGCTCAGCCATCCAGTTCCCAATATTTCCAGAAGCTCTAGCTTTACCCATTCGATCAAAAATACCCATCATCTCATTTACATAAGCTTCTGAATTATTAACCAAACGCCTTACAGGCACAGTATATTTCTCTACCTCTTTCTTCCAAGACTTTTCTAAAGGATCTCCAATAATCTTCCTGGCCAACCACCCCAATTGCGCCGTAACAGCTCTTTCATTCTGTTGTTGTGCTAAAAATTGTTGATATTGTTCAGCTTTTTGTTTAGCCTCTTCAATTACATCTGGTGAATCTTCTGGAATGGGTTGAGCTTCTGTTGTTGATAATGATTCTTGTAATTGTCCAACCATTTTTGTAACAGTATCTTTGGTAGACATTATCATTTCATGGCTAATTCTGGCCAAAATATCAGCATAATATACTGCATCAATTAGTCTTTTCTCTTTAAGAGCCTCCTGGGCAAGAGCCAATACTTCTTTTATACTCTTTCCGCCGCCAGAAGTATTATTTGATAATGCTACTTCCCTAATTCTATCGTCAATTTCACGCAGAAGATTCATCTGAACTTCATAATTAGAAAACAACATTTCCTTGACACCACGCCCTAAGTGGGACAAAGGATTCTGGGCCCAGCCACGATATTTCTGCGCATTTACGACAATTTGTTCTTTTCGATCAACCATTTTTGGCTCCTACGAGGATACCAGAATAATGGCAGAATTATACTGCTGGTGGCCCTCCGCCCATAGGCGGTGCTGGAGGCGGCATTGGTGGCCCGCCCATTCCTCCACCTAAGCCTCCACCCATTCCTCCACCTAACCCACCTCCAAGCCCTTCTCCTAGGCCACCAAGAGGCCCTCCCATTCCTCCACCTCCCATTCCACCAGCCGGAGCTGCACCGAATGGATTCTCACCAGGCAAAGGATTATCTTCCCTTTCTGCAATTTCATCATCAGAAGAAAGACTTCGCAAATCATTTAAGCTCATCCCCTGTAAAGCTTCCATTTCCTTTGCATGAATTACCTGATCAACCGTCTCCGTTCTAATTTTTCTCATCTCATCTTCATATTCCAATCCTAAAGACTTATATAAAGTTTGTACCGAAACTTTGCGAGGTTCTTGTGTTACCAACTGAGATAAATTCTGAATATAATCCCCAGCATCAAATAGACTCATATGATTCCATTCAACCTCGGGAACAATCAAAACCTTTTCATTATCAATATAATCATAAAAATCATTAATCTTAGAAATAGGAGCAAATATCTTCCTTCGTAACCAAGAAGAAATCATATTTCGGAATTGCATATATCTCTGACGCAATACATCTAAAGCCACTCCACCATTCGCATATGTTACATCGGCCCCACCATCCATCAGAACCTGAGGAACCATAAGTCCAATATAAATCTCCTTCATTAACTGTGTAACATCATTAGATGTATCTAGAATTCCACTATTAGACCCAAGACGTTCTACCGTTACACCATCATGAGTAAATATCTTGAAATCTTTGTCCGCCTGGCCGGCAGCAAATACCTCTCTCCATTGCTCAAGATCTGCTGGACTTGGCTTATAAGACTCCCCCGATCCTCCACCAATCTTTACCAATGTAAGCGGATTTATCATCCCATCAGCTTGAGCAAACTTACATTCACGAATTTTGTCCCATTGCATAAGAGATCTAAAACAACTAACCGGCAATCCCGTTCCACGACTCTCATAAGGAGATATCTTTCTAGCTAAATGTGATACATAGAAATTACTAAGCGGAATATTCTCCCCACGCCTAACGTGTTCCACAATATTCGGATCTAATTGCTGTCTTTGCTGCAAATCAGAAGCCCTGTTAGATGTAACAATTCTCCTTAGATTCTCATCTGGTCGTAAGCTAATAATTGGCTCTCCAGCAATTACACTACGCTGAACCATAATATAATCAGGATTTTGTATCAATAATCTTGACCACTTGGCCGAGGCCTCATTTAATTCAGCATATATAAAAGCTTCTCCTAATGTCCAATATTCCTGGGCTAATTGAACACATACGTTCATTAGGTCTATTTCATCAATCATATTTTCGAAAAAAGCATTAACTTTTTCGTTTTTACACTTGATATTTAGCTTAGATATCGGATAAGTGGAATGCAACATAATAGCATTCTGTACAATTGGATTAAGAGCAAAAAAGCTTCGACACCAAGCATTAATTGTTGCCCGGTCCCTGGGCAGATTCATATTTGACTGTAACCAAAGAGGAGAATATACCTCTGGAGTCATAGTAGCAGTTCCACCAGAACCACGATATCCATTACCAAGACTACCACCACCCTGATTTCCTTCAAAAGAGCCTACAAAAGTCTGAGCTTGTCTTTTTAATCCCTCTCCAACTACATTACCTAGCACGGTTCTAGATATATTATTTTTAATTAAAGGTCCGCCATGTTCTCCGGTGGCAAAATCACCATTATCAATCTCAGTTTCTAATGTCTCACGCCGATATTGAGATACAGATTTGACCATATGTGGGGATGCCATCGGTCTTCCTTCGCCTTTTTTGAAGTTTTGCATAAATACCTATATATCAGTTAGAAGCCGGGACAGTATCCAGCAATTGCCGAAATCCCCTTATTCTTAGTTGTATCTAATAAACCACTCTTTAAATTGGAAAATCCTTTTGTTGCATAATACTTATATGCCAAATAAGCGTTTAGCAATGCCATAAATCCATCATTAGGAGTAGATCCTTTGACAAATCTTCTAACCGGCTCATTGACCACATTAAATGTAACTTTTACATCCATACTGCAACAATGATTCACCAACCAAGAAATTCTCTCCCAATCCTTCCATGGGAAACGTACCATTCCCTTTTTCATTATATTAAAAACTTCTGCAATATGATATTCTCTCTCGGCTAGAATAATGTGTGGAAATGCCGTATCATTTAGTTTCACATAACCATTTACTTTAGTAAGCAGATTAGATGCCAAAAATCTATCCCCATAATCACGCTGCATTACCTCAGTTAAATCATTAGCATACCCAATATCTCCAACTGCTTGAGTTACACTGTACTTTCGCATTACCTCGTGAATAAATCCTTTTTTATATTCGAAATCATTCTTTTTTACAATAGCAGCATAATCTATAACTAATCTTCCTGGACCTTCTTCTGACAAAACTACACATGTACTAAAAGATTGTCCACCCTGACGATCTGACTCTTCTTTCCCCACAGCATCAGGATCATTCCTTTTTCCCCAGTCAAATCCCGCAAATACAAGTTTTTCCTCACCAATTCCAATACTATTACGCATTAATCTTTCTTTATCAGCACATTTTTCTTCAATTTCATCAGCTGTAATGGGTCCCATTTCTCCAGCGTAAAATTCACCCAATACCTCGTTTTGATAGATTCTTTCTGTATTAGTTGGAGAAATTTCAGGCTTTTCTTTATCCATACGCTCTCTTGTAAATAATGGATTATACAACTGATTTATATGATACCCAATATATTCACAATCTTTTTCTGTCTTGTTTTTATTATCATCAAAAGCTAAATGTACCCATTTGCCCCTTTCTGCTGCAAAACGCTTGTCTTGCGTATGTTGACAATAAGGACACTGTACAATAAACCCATGTAACCAAATCTTTTCCCAATTATTACTTCCAGGTGTATATAAAGGAAAAAGATTTTCACACTTTTCACATCCTAAATGATAATAAGCTTGTGTAGATCTTGCCCACATCTTATAATATGCAGAATTTTTAGATAAGGGAGTACCAAAATATACTTGAATACCACTACCAACCTTTCCATACTGGGCCGTAGTTAACATCTTGTTAGCATTAGCTATTGCGGGCCCTGGAATAGATTGACACTCATCATAAAATAAACAATCTACCGTACCACCTCTCAAACGTTCACCATCCCGACCTGTAGATTCCAGTCGAATAAAATTGTCTCCAACAAATTGCTTGAATTGTAGCGAATCATTGGTAGCAGAAGCTTTGTCTAACTTAGATTCAATTATTGATATTTTTTTATTAGGTTTGCGCGGATCATCAATTTGAACAGCAGACCTAATCATTGGATTAAATTTGGTTTTTGCATAAATATATGTACGAATTAAATCCGGAAATAAATGAATAATTCTCATCGGAGCTCGATTATTCGTTCCGAATAATCCAGAAGTCATAAAATACAACTCCAACGCATTAGCCATCGTAGTAGCACCAACCTGCCGTCCCTTTACCATTACAATTGGCTTAGAATCAGGTCTTAGGGAGTTAATAGCAATTTGTCGGAATAAAGCTCTAAATGGAGCATATCCATTGCCATTTAGCCGATACGGCTTCCCATCTAGCATTAAAGTATTTTCACAATATGCTATTGGATCTATATTTATTAGACTGGATTTTATGTTATCAAATACACTATTATTTTGCATGCCTACATCTTCTGAGGCATCATCCCAGCCCAATAGTCCTGATCATCAACCTTATCTTGGCCTACACCAAGACCAATATTACGATCTATATTTACCGGACCATTCTTAGCCCTTGCCTCAAGTATTAATTTGCTAATAAATTTCGCAACCTCATCATTCATAATATCTTCATTTTGATATTTACGCCCAAATACATGCAATATATCATGCTGGATTTGTGGCACAGACGCGGCTAGTCCACGCGAATTTTCTATGTTGTTCTTTATAAAATCAACAAGAATATCCGCAGTATCATATTTTTGCAGTACTTTTGGAATTTCTTCTTCAGCTGTGCTCAGAAGTTTTTTTTTATCAGAAATACCCTGAACCATCTTCTTAGCCGCATCTCTAGTAAGTAACCCATCAGAATCTCGTTTAGAAGCTGTAATCTTATTCAAATATTTATTAAGACCAGTTCTTTCTCTCATATCCTGAACAGCATCATCTACAGTGGCATAACGAGGAGGATTCTTTATGATATTATTAACCTGATTAATCATATTGGCACGAACTCTAGCCGCTTCCACTGCAGTATTTTCTTTTGCCGCCAATTGATTAGAAATATTATGCAACCAGGGACTAACTTCTCTCTGAGTTTCTACTTCATCAGAATTTACTCTGGATATTGGTATAAATCCTCGTGGCATATTAACTCCATTTACGCAAAAGTTTGGAATAATGACTTGCTACCTGCTGCAATTCTTCTCCAGTAGTATCCATAATAGAATCCATCCCCTCTCCACTGGTCTCAATTACATCTTTCTTATTATTTTCTAACCAATCAAGAAGATCATCTAAAGTTAAATTATATAAAGATAGAATTTCCTGTACAGTTGTGTCTGGTTTAATCATAAATCCCTTTTATGCATAATAGTTGGCGGCCCAATCCATATTGTTAGAACTAGTTGTATCAATATCATCACCACGTAAGAATCCACGATCCCTACGAACAGGATATCCCATATCTTCCAAAAGCTGCATTAATTCAGCCTGTTGTACAATGTCAAATTTGTACATATCTACCTGGCGCTGGAACATATCCTCAATATCATGTCCTCCAGATACCATCCCATTAATACATACCCTGGCTGCCCTGGAAATAATCAATGGCACAGTTACCATAACTCCATGAACCCCAGTAATCTTTTGCGCTTCTTTGATTATTGTAGAGTTTTCTGATGCTTTCTTCTTTCCCAACAGCTTATTTAACCTATTTTGGGTTCTCTCAATCGCTTTTCGAATCTCTTTTCTGGCAGGTTCTAGCTTATATGTATCAATTTCGCCACGTAAGTCCCTTTGCAGATACTTGGAAATAACCTTATCAATAGCACCTAGGTAAGCAATTACTCTTTCCAGGCCTGTAGTATCGGTTCCACTGTGCCGAGGAACATTTTGGAACATCTTATTAACCCAGGCAGGAAGGTTGGCCACCGGGCCAGGGTCCCACATATCCAATTCTACAACCTTAACCTCTTCAGGCTCTTCTTCTACAGCTAAATCAGCAATATCATCTTCTAAATCAGTTCCAGGAATGGCTGGCAGCTCAAATGAGAATTCTTCCTCAATTGGCTCTTCATCATCAACCTGAACGGTAATTTTACCTTCTACATCAGTTTCATCATCAGAATCCTCTTCTTCTACCTCGAATTCAGCATCATCTGCTGGCTGGGTGTCAGCAAATAGCTCCGCCATCGAAGGTTCATCTTCCCAATAATTCTGTGCCCTTTTAGCTAAACTCATAGTGATCCTCTTTGATAATGCTGAAATATTACCTATTATTAGTCTGTGCCGATAGCTCTCTAATATCCTTGAAAAAATCCCAATATTGTGGAAATCTGTCCTTGACATCATTTTCAGACATCCAACGTATACCAACTAGCCCTAATGCATTTCTAAGACTTCCCAAAGCTTCATCTGCCTCATATTGTACCTGATAGTCCTTCTCCCTAAAAGCATCACCAATTCTCTGTATCAAATTATGCCTTTTACAGGTTTCTATTATTGAATCTAAGACACTCTCTCTATTCGTTGCGTCACCATCATTGGCTACACTGATTATACTGCCAAAAAGTCCACGAAAGCTGGACAATGGTTCATTTTCTCTTACTGCCTGTAATGCCGCATTAGGATCAAATTTAGCCAAATATGATATGGCATATCGTCTATTGTCAGTGTCATTTAGATGTTTGGCAGCTAACTTAAGACCTTCTACATCATCTGATTCCTCAAAAAATTGTAATACTTTTTCATTTGCTTGCCAATTAGCCTTACCTATGCGCATCATATCATATAAATATATGATATATTGTGGGTTTTCCCGCGCCATTTCAATTAAAAGCTTCGTATTTCTAACAGATACGCGCCTTTCTTTATTAAAAACATTCCTGATAATACTTTCTTCGGATTCATCCTCTCCTTCTGTCCATAGCTCTCCTGATGGCTTTTTTTGTGATAATTGCTCCTTTTTTTGAGCTAAATCTTTTTCATCATAGTGCCAGCGTCCCTTTTCTGTCATTTTTCTATAATAATCTAAATATTTGTCTACATCCTTTGGAACATATTTTGCATCATAAATACCATTACCATTGCCACTCAGCCACTTATCCCATTGATAAGGATCTAAATCACCAGATAATGCTTTCTGTGGTACTACAAATCCCCAATTACGCAATTTTTGTGCATCAGAAATCATAATATCTTTTGCAGACATACCTTTTCTACCACCACGATTAGCTCTATCACTAGCATCATACTGGCTACCCTGTGAACCATTAGGGCCTATTTGTGTGGGAACCATTCCATCCAACAAATAAATTACATTATCTAATGTTGCAGTTCCTTCTTGAAGCATTTTTTGAATTTTAGCAATTCTTTCTTTTTCATATTCGCCAGTAAATACTCTTATATCTGAGTCAGTTAGTTTTGCTCCACCGGCTCCAACTCCTGTCAAAAATGGATTAGGCCCTATTGGCTCAAGATTAATTCTATCTCCTTGTATTTTGGTAATTTTCCAATATGGCGTCATATTCAAGGAAAAATCTGCCAATAATTGTCCAGAACTCATCTGTTGACCAGCCGGATTATCTGACTTAAGAATAAAAAAACCACTATCATCCTTTCTAACATCAGAAAATCGATGCATCCATACACCACCATATTCTTCTGAAGTATATACATCAGATAATAGCTTTTTTTCTCTGGCCTTTTCTAATTCAGACAACTGAACAGGTTCTTGAACATCTGGAGCACTTTGGTTTAATTGCTGTAATATATTCTTTTGTTGTTGATCTTCTTGTTTTTGTTTGAATTTATCACTTAAATCTATAACGCCTGCGGTTTTGGGTCTTTCAGACCTAGTAAATCCGGACATAACCCTACCATTTTCAACATCTATTTGAATATCTCCACCATCCAGAACCTCTTTCAAAATAACAACTGGAAGATATGATAAACCTAAACCAACCGCCATATTAACCCTTCCACGACCATCTCCTACACATCTACTACCATCTAATGATTCAACCAATACGACTGGCGGAATGTGGGATGGATCAGAATTAGCAATCGGTTCCATATCAGGATTTAGCCAATTAATTGCCATATTGCCAAATCCAGGCCTATATTTATTTAATTCTTCAACCAGTTCTTTTTTATTTAATGAATATAGTTCTCCCCAATTTATTTCTCCCCAAGAAGAGTAATCGTCCCATTTAACAATTTCTTTTACTGGTAATTGGTGTTTAGGATCAACTTTGTAGTTTAATGTTTTTGTTACATTTTCATCCCCGCTAAATACAACATGTTGAATGGCATCAAGAATATCACGATGATAAGACGCAATTTTCTTATTTGACATAACAGAGCCTTGTAGGGAATATATACCATAGTATGTATTTCTGCTGATATTATTCTCTCCAAACCATCCTAATGGATAGCTATAGACTCCATCATAAGCTATATTATCATATACTTTGGAATAAAATGGAGAAGGTGTAAGCCCACGATCTGGATTAACACCCTGTGCCGTACTTCCAAAATTACACTCTACTGCCTTCTTATCCTTAAATACTTTTCCAGCAAATGAACATCTTTCACCAACCGCTTCCATCATCATTAATGTATTATTAGCTTTTGCTATTTCTGATTTTTCTTCATCATTAGCATCTTCTCCTAAAGCATCGGTTGGGGCCATCCTGTATATGGAATCTCCTACATTGCGACAAGCAAATGGTATTTTTAGTCCAAATGGGCATGGAGTATCATCTGTATCACGAATAACTGCCAAAACTTTGCCTAAACTTGCTGTCTTTTTTAACCTATCAACCACTAATTTGTTAATTACAGAACTTCTTACACCAGAATTACTGTCTTTTGATAATTCTTCCAATATCGGAATTGGACAATTTGGATTCTGTGCTACAGAACATCTTACATCAGAATGGCTATCTTTTGCTAATTCTTCCAATATCGAAATTGGACAATTTGGATTCTGTGCTACAAAACGTCTTACATTATAATCACTATCTTTTGCTAATTCTTCCAATATCGAAATTGGACAATTTGGATTCTGAACTACAGAAATTATTACACTAGAATCTCTATCTTTTGCGAATTCTTCCAATATCGAAATTGGACAATTTGGATTCTGTGCTACAGAACGTCTTACATCAGAATTACTATCTTTTGATAATTCTTCCAATATCGGAATTGGACAATTTGGATTCTGTGCTACAGAATATCTTACACCAAAATTACTA